CTTACAAATCCATGGGGAACATCAAATACTATTTGATTGGTCGCAGTATTGATTCCGCCTCCGGCAGAAACTTTTCTAGCATCAAATTGAACTTCTCTGAAAGTATTTACAACAGATGGTTGAAGAATACAACCAGTTCCATTCCCTCCTGTTACATCTATTGATATGACTTTATCAATATTGAAATTATAAGTGTCAAAATCTACAATGACATCAGTTATAGATCCAGAAACAACTGGTTGGGCAAGTGCAGTGTTTCCAAATCCAGATTCTATGGTTATTTTTGGTGGATTAATAACATCAAAGTTTTCTCCACCATTCAAGACATTGATTTTTTTTAAAGGTCCATAATATACTTTATCTGTAGATTTATAATTAGTAATCTCAACACCATTTATCAATAAACCTACTCCTCCGGGAATAGTTTTTTCCTTTTTACCATCAACTAACTGTTGATTAATCGGAAACTTTTTGAGTAACTTTTGTGGTCCGATTACTCCAGATTTTTGAGAATCTAACGTGATTGTATGAGTTCCTACACCAGATAAAGTCAAATTATTTTTAGTTCCAATAAGATAATTGGATCCATACAATTTTATTTGATCATTAGAACCAGCACCATCAATTACTTCAATAAAATAGTTTCCAGTTTCTAATCCAACTAAAACATCTCCCTGTGGTTGATAAAAAATCTTATCACCAGTTTTAAATACAGATTTACCAAGATTATCTTTTACCTCTATAGCACTAAACTCTCCCGTAAGTTCATTAAAAGCAGTTAGTATTCCTCCAGTTTGATTATCAAGATCCAATACTATTTGTTTAATTTTTACATTTATATCTTCAGATAAAGGAAATCCTGTTGTTCCCTTTCTTGTTTTAGCTGATGGCAGCGAATTTGATGCAACATAAGCATATTCATCATCAAAATAAACATTTTGAATATCTGATATTAAACTTTCGTTTCCATACTTAAATGATACATTGCTTTGAGATCCAATATTTGATTTATTAAGTATTTTTCTTAAATTGAAATCAATATCAGTATTCAACTTAGTTTGATCAAAACCACCATCAAGAGTTACACTAGTTCTTCCTTGTATTTCTTGACCACTAATTGAAACAAAGGGAATATTACTATCGTCAGGAAATATTACTTTTCCCGTGTCTCTTTCAACAACTTCAACAAAATCTCCAAGTTTTAAACTAGATTTGTCGATAGGACTAAAAAGTTCAAGCGTATTGGTATCGTAATTATTAATAAAATAAGAGGAATTAGTATTATAAATCCAAGAATTTGCTAATATTTGTTTTGAAGATCTATTCTGTAAAGGATTAAGTACTTTATCACCAAGATTTTTAACTCCAATTGGATCACTCTCATTAACACTAACTCTCCCCTTTTGAGTGAGATTACTCAGGGTGGTAAAAAATACCAATTCTACTTTTTTATTAATATCTCCATTTTCATATCCATAATAAGTTTGATTATCAAAAACTAAATCTCCCTGAGATATGGAATTTGCAACTCCGGTACAATTTAAAAATTGATTTACAGTTTTATCAGTATATGAAATAGTGTTGGAACCAGACCTAAAAGTTCCTGTGGCACCAAAACCAATGGTAGAATCTACATTTATTACTGATTGATTGACACCAACGTCTTCCGTGCATTTCGAGTTTGGTGTTGGCAAAAATCTTCCTTGAATATCAGAATCTTCATCATATCCAACAAAAAGAAAAACTTTGTAAAAAATTTCACTATCAATCTTGAAAGCAGATATTTCTGAAATTGATGCTACTATATTTGAATTTTCTTTAAATAAACCTTGACCTTTAAGAGCAGTCGCGTCTCCAGAAATAACCTTTGCTATAGCAACTTCTCTTCTTCTATATTCCGCAAAAGACGGTTTAATTAAACTTTGTTCTAAGTTAATTACAGATGGAGTTTCTCCATATAAAACTTCAAATAAAATTCTAAATGATTCGTCAGTTCCTTTAGTCTGGTAAAAAGACTTTATTTCTCTAATAAAATTTCCAACATTTAAAGATGATACAAAGTCATTATTCTCCAATCCAGGAGAAAATGTTGTTTTAAATTTTTTATAAAATTCTTTTAAAAATAAGGAACTAAGATTTTGAACATTAGAATCTGAAACATGAGATTCTGCAGATGTTTTTGAAAAAATTATCTCTTCATTATCAGAATCTGTTCTATACGAACTAATACCACTAAATCCACGAATACAACCAGTAAAAGAATTGGTTGTTATTCCCGTATATGAAATAATTTCATTGTCAATTTTCAGCAATCCATATTCTTTGGGAAATCCTTTGGTGTTGGATACATTAATTGTAGAATCACTAGACGTTACATTTGCAGAAGTAATTGTATTATCAACTACTACCTCTGGAGTAAGATTGCTTAAATCTAAATATTGATCTAAATTGCTAGACAGATCAATAGGTCCACCTTGATTCTCTTGAGAAATGTAATACTGTTTCAGAAAGTCTACTGTTTTAGGACTTTCATCTAATATAAAATTGGGGAGTTGACTTGATACAATGTCCTGTACCTTTATCCGTGTTTCAAATCCTGTCTGTATCATATTAGTTTCTTATTATGCTTCCGTTTGAATAACTTGAGGTGAATGAATCTTCGATAAATTTCACTCCAGATATCTCATCCCCAGAAGAAATTAAATCTCTCAACATATTTATTCTACTTTTTGGAACGTCAAGGGATAAGTATAAATCTTTTAAACCAACAACATCATTAGATTCAGGCACAGCTTCAACTTCAATAATATTATCCGGTTTGTCGGTGGATACTATATTAACAGTATCAACTATTATTTCACCTTTTTCATAATCAATTCTACCTGCAGCAGAATCTACAAGTACAATTTTATTATTTCCAACGATTTTAATAATTGCAAGAATACCAGTTTTTCCGTTTTTATTAGGAAAATCTGTAAAGTGAACAGTTGATGACTCCCCAAAAACTTTAAATCCTGTAGATTTTATATTCAATCCTTCTGCTTTGATATGAAACTGATTTCCAAAACACAATTCATATTGTGCTAACTGGTTGATGGATGCTTTTAAATCTCTTCTAATTTTTATTTTAGTAATATTTGATGTAATTGCATTTCTATCAGTTTCGTCAATGATATTTTGCAATTTACTGTATTTAAATCTACCACCGAATTTATTGAAGTTTGTAGATTTAGAATATTCAGTAAGTTGATTCAAAACTTGTGATTGTAATAATGATATTGTCGAAACAAAAGATTCATTAAAGTAAACAGAGGCATCAAGTTCAATATAAAGTATTTTAAGGTCTATTATTCTTTGATTGATACCAGAAACTGAATATTGTCTGAGTTTTGATAATATTTGTTTTTTATTAAAATCACTTACAAATGTTCCACCTCTCGGTTTAATACTGATGATTACATTTCCAAACTCTGGAGGATCTAGTTCTTCTCCTCCGACAATTGATATTGATTCTGCATCTGGATATATTCTTTTGATGATTGCCTCATAATCTCTTGGAGTGACTGCACGATTTTGTGCAGAATATCTAAGAGGCGCAAAATATCGAACAGAATCTATTGATTCAATATCATTACCGCTTTGAGACTTTACAATTTCATTATATACTCCATCAACTTTTTCACCTTGTATGGTGGGAGAAGTTGTGGGTACCATAATGGCACCGTTTTGATCTTTAAGTGATCCGGCATAAGTAAATTCTTTTACTCCATTTCCATCTTTTCCATCAGTAACTAAATATTCGACCGTAATATACCTACCATCTTCACCAGGAGCATCTCCAAGTTTCTTTCCAAAAATACCATCACCAAATGTTATTTCATATTTTTCATCCTGTACTTCTCTTATAAAGTATATTCCTGATTCTTTTGTTACATCTAAAATATTTTCTACAAGGGTATATTTAAGTCCCTTTTCAGTGCCAGATTCACTGATATAGACTGATATAGTGCTTGTATCTATATTTGCATTATCTAAAATAAATTTTTGATCTAAAGATCCATCATATATAAAGTTTTTCTTTAAAAATGTTCCTTGATAAATGGAAATATTATCAAAATATGCAACCTGACTTCCATCATCTTCTTCTATTTTTCCTTGTATATCTTCTATTGTTGAAAATACAAAAGATGTATCATTTGAACTTCCGGTCGAGAAGATACCACCATTTAATGTGACAGTAGCAGTATCGATAGGATTATTCTTTATATCACTGGTTAAAACTGCTCTGAGAGAAACCGTTGTCTTTGATGCGTTCTTTGATCTTGGAACATAACCAATGTTTCCGGCAAGAGAAACCACATTCTGCCTGACTGTTGCCGAATCCAAGAAGGATTCATTGACAATCATGTTGGAATTGAACGCCGTTATGTAGGTGTTATATGCTAATGTATCGATCAGTGCCGAAAAATTAGACCCCTCAAAGTCAAAATCCGTGAATGTTGAATTTGCACGAAGATAATCCTTGATGGATATCTTAATTTGATCGAAATCTAGGTTAGTAAACTTAGTAAAAGGCATTTTATTATCTCGTTGCCTCTAATATGAATGAATATTCTTGTGTTGGAAACTCTTGTCCGATGATATCAAAAAATATTGTGACCTCAAATGAGTTTTCATCGGGTGATGGGTCTACTCTGACCCTTGTATTCTCCACTCTAGGTTCAAAATTTTTAATTGAAGTAATAATTTGATCTTCAATGATCGAGGCGGTACCAAAATCTACAAAATCAAACAAACTTTTATAGACATCAGACCCGAAAACAGGGTTAAAAAACCTTTCGGTGGGTATTGTCTGGACAATGTTTCTTACGGATCGACGAATTGCCGACTCATTCTTTAAAATTGGTAAATCATTCGTGATTGGATGAGGATCAAAGGACAAATTAATGTCCTTGAATGCTCTAGATATCCTTGTTACCGCCATCAGACAGAGTTTTTATTTATTTATACCCTCATTTTTATCATTTTCATCAATATTTTGTCGTTCTTTTGCCGTTTTCCAGAAATAATTCTCATCATTTCCTAATCCATCACGGTCATGACCGTTTTCGACTTGATAATAGACTGTCGAAACCTTAAAATCAGGTATTTTTGGTTCTTCCGGAGTCAGACTGTTGTCATAGATACGAGTTCTGTTGTTTGGATACAGACAAAACTGTCCATTATCAAGT